TCCTTCTTTGTAAAACGTTTAACAAACTCATTTAACCATGTAGCCACGCACCCAAGAAGAATATAAAACCATAAATTACCCGATGTTTTTGTCATTAATTCTGTTACTAATCCAGTCAGAAAACCAAACACTGGCGCAAGTGCAGGTAAAAAGTTTTTAATTTTTTGCCCAAAACTGGTTTTAAGCAACCAGTTAATCCCCCAGACAATGAATGGCGTTGATACCATTATTACATTGTTTGCCCATTCCGTTGTAAGGTTCAATGATGGCGTTTGAACTACAATATTAGTTATTATGTTTGTATCCATAGTGTTTATCCTTTCATTTTTTTAATAAACTTGCTATTAAACCAATAAATACCGCAAAAATGGATGTCAAAATATATTTTATCGTTTTAGTGTTTTCATGCACAGCGGTTTTTATACCATCAATTTCAACCCGCATGGCAGCAGGATGATACCCATTTTCAAACATTGTCTTAATTTCATTTATAGCACAGCGCAAATCGCTAATCTGCGCTTCTAATCGTGTTAATTTTTCAATGATTTTGTCATTGTCCATAGGCGTTAAGGATTCAACGGAGTCGTTTTTTTATTATTAATTGTCCCTTTCAAAATATTAATAATGTTGGATTTTGTAGTTGGGTCTGCCTGAATGAATGATTTTATTAAATCGTTTGTATCAACAGGATTTTGGCTGGCTTTGTATTTGTTCACTAATTCATTTAATGCATTATCATGCCATCTTAATGCTGGTTTTAATATCCTTTCATTGTAATATTCTTGATACGTTATAAATCTATTAGTTTTAACTTCAATAACTTCGCCTAATTCATTTGTCTTCGGTGGTAATTTTAGCAATTCAGCATTCCTTTGTGCTATTTCGGCATTAATCTGGTCAACACGCCAAATAATTGCGGCAATATGTTCTGGATTCGGGGCAAGATTAGTCCCAACTATCTGTCCATATAGCCATCCAGTGCTTAATACAATTATTATCATCAATATACTTTTCATAATCTTAATATAACCTAACTTTTTCAATGTGTGCAAATACATATATCGGATAATAAATCGTGGCATATCTAACCTGGAATTTAAAATAATCAGTGGTTTGCCAGTCCGCTACATCAACAGTTAAAACAATCGAAAATGGATTTTGATACGCTCTTATTTCATTAAATGTGAAGAAATTAGAATCATCGTCAGCAATTCCGATTTGAATCCATTCATCTGAACTATTAGGCACTGCATAACCATGAACCAATATTAACCAAGTCCCAGGTGTTGGAAAATCGATCCCGCTTATAACTTGCCATTGATTAGTCGCATAATCGCTAATATCTTGTGGAGTGCCTCGCATATTATGCAAATATAAATTTCGAGCATAACCAGCATCCGGATACCTATACATTATCTGTCCATTTGTGCTAGAATAAATATAAGATTTTCCGACAGGGTCAGATTGCGGAATTACAGTTGATTGGTTTGTCCCGAGAGCGATAATCCCTCTTGTAAACACATGCTGGGTAATTGTGTTATCGCCAAAAGTAAATGTATAAGAACCATTACCAGTAGCATTATATCCAAAGACATTTTCATTAATAACATTATTTGTATATGCTTTTGTTTGAGCGCCAATATAAGTGCTATTATTTACATTTATTAATGTCGTTGAACCATCGCAAATAAATCGTCCTGAATTTAACCCTATACCTATGTTATAAAGTCCAGTCGTATTGCCAAACAAAGAATTAGCACCTATACCTGTATTAAAAGATCCAGTCGTATTGCCATACAAAGAATTAGCACCTATACCTGTAGTAAAAGATCCAGTCGTATTGCCATACAAAGAACCAATACCTATACCTGTATTAAAAGATCCAGTCGTATTGTCATACAAAGAACCACTACCTATACCTGTATTATTATATCCAGTTGTATTTTTAGACAAAGAACTAGAACCTATACCTGTATTATAATATCCAGTCATATTGGCATTCAAAGTAAGATACCCTAAACCTGTATTATAAGATGCATGATAATTTGCTGTTGCATTTGCTCCCATTGTAAGATTGCCTGCATTTTCTCCGATAAATAAATTATGCCCTGTAGTTGTTATACTATTAGTATTTGAACCATAATTAAAATTATGTATGAATGGGACACCATTTTTATAAATCACACCCCATTGATTTGTGGATGTATTTGGTAAATCTATATTCCCAGAAAGGCTTAATTTTCTTGATAAGTCAAGCCATGCAAAGTTTGTGCTACCCTGTAAAAAATTGTTTGTGCTAAAAACAACAGCGCTATTCGGGATTGATGAAATCGTAATATTAGATGCCACTATGTTTGTCAGATTAAGATTGGTTTTTAATGCTATTTGATTGTTTGCATTAGTGAAAAACTGGTCGCCTAAAAAATCCTTTGACCCACCACTCGCATATGAGTCAATAATGAATACGTTGTTACTTCTAACAATATTAATATTTGCCCCTGCCTTTAATTCATTAGTCCCTAATGCCCTTGAAGTCAATCCGCTTAAAGCCCAGTTTGTTATGTTGCCTAAAACATTGAGGTTGGATACTATAATATTTTTAATAGCATTAGTTTGATAATCAAAAGACCTTAACAATTCATTAGCAGCGTAATAACGTTGTGCATCATTCTGGTAATTCGAGAATGGCAATTGAAATGAAAACGTTTGCGGAGAACTAACGGAATTGCTTGTAAAATATCCTAAATTACTGTCCAAAGCAAAGGTTAAATTAAACCCTTGAAATACCAATTGATGGTCATTTAAAACAGATACCGATACGCCAGAATGCGGATATTCTGCATATGAGCGTAAAATATTTGTAGTTGTCTGTCCTATATTATCAGCAATTAAATAGTTAGTTTGCGATGTAGAAGTCCATGAATACCTCGTTTGATTGTTAACTGTTATCCAACAACCATTTGTTTGGGCTGCATTTGTAATTGTAACTGTAACGATATTGTATGCGTCCGCAGCCACTATTTTGAAGCCTATTAGTAATCCTAATATTGTATATAAGATTTTCTTTTTCATATCAACCAATCTTTTGCGTTGTAATTTCGCCATTGTCATTAATCCAGATTAAAAACCTTGACCCATTTGGGCTAATCATCGATATAGGCTCATAAATATCAGGATGTTTTTTAACAAATGCGCTTAAAACCCAGAATTTTTCAGCATATTCAGCAGTAGGCGTTGGAATTGTGTTAATGTCATTTGTGATATAATCCCTTGCAATTGTGCAATTTGATTGATACGTTGTAATTATATTGCCTGAATTATCCGTTATCTCAATTTCAAATACAGCGGTTATTTTATTAGTGCTTTTTAATGCATCTTGAATTGCCTGCGTGTTTAATGGTAAAATGCCATAATAATAACCTTCTGTCTGATTTTTGGTTAATAAAACGCCAGATAATAACGTCGAATTTGCAGCGCTGTAAAGTCCTATTTTAACGTTTGAATAGTCATCCACGCTAATTATTGTATAGGTCTCTGTATAATTGTTAATCGTCTGGTAATATGCATTGTAAACAATCGGTAATGTGTCCCCCTTGTAAAATGTAGGCAAGACATATCTATCCGAGCATGTCGGACTTTTAATCAAGTCCCTATTGGTTATATCATTATACAATGTTAAATTAACGAGACCCATACTCCATTTATATTTACAGTATCTATTTCTCCTAAATATACCAGACCAAATTCAGGATGTCCATCAATAACTTCATCCGCTTCTTTAACGGGTGATACAAATATTTCAACCCATTGTCCCTGTCTTAAATCTTCATTTTCGCCCTGAAAATAGCATTCGTGCTCAGGAATCATGACATCCATTTCATTTCGGAATATAAAAGGGACGCCATCTCCCACATTCATGCCATTTGATGGTGATGGTCTATAAGTAAAAGCAATATAATGGATTGTAGTGTTTTGGTCAAAATAATATCTGAATTTATAACGCCATGCTCTTGGCGGAGTATCTATCCCAACATATGGGTCATTATTAAGAATTATCGGTTGATTGTTTATTGTTAATATTAATGAACTTCTATAAACGACAAAAGGAAACCATATTGGCAGGTCTCCATAAGGATTAGGGATACCGTATTCTGGCCATAGTTCTGGATATGGCGATGGGACTCCACTAAATCTAATCCATGTATCCCATTTAACTTGTAGACAAGGCGAATCGTCAGTAATTAATGTTGCATTATTTAAATCATAACCATTAGAATATGCTGCGCCTTCAAAAACACCTAGGACATAAACATCCACATAACATCGTTTGGGGTTTGGTGGCTGTGGCGGTTTTTGAGTATAATAACCTGCTCGTTGTGCTAAATCAAAACGCATAGCATTTAAAAATTCATAACCATGATAAATCACATATACTTGACCCGGATTAGCCCCCTTCCAATAATCAGAATTATCGCCATATGGCGGATTCATTGGGTCAACTGGTATACTATAATTATACGTCCAACAAAAATTAAATTTATTACCGCTTTCTTCCGTAAACCAAATTCTCGGAATTATACCTTTATGCGTTTGTATCAAATAAGGATTATCCATTTGCATATCGGTTTGCCATTTCTGGTATGTGCAATTATACGGTAACCAATTATTTATATTATTATCCCATATCTCACGTGGGTAAGCATGTAAACCATCGGATAATATTGGTAAATAAACCCATATTCTCGACCATCTTCCAACAAGTTGCGGGTTATCCCCAGCAAGACGTATCTTGCCATCTCGTCGTCTTGCTCTGACACAATCATAGTTTAAATCAAAAAATTGTATTGTAGTTTGCATTTTAGATTGATGCCCACGTTCTACCGTCCACGTTTAAATCCAAATAATTAATCGGTAGTCCATTAGTATAATAATCATCTGGAAATCCTGTTTCTGCTTCTGGGGTTATTTCTCGACCATATTCGTCTATTATAGGTGTGCCTGCATTAGGATATAATTTATATTCATTATTAAAAATAGGCGTATTAATCTTAATAGCATAAATAATGGTTTTTTTGCCTGGGTATGTATATCTGGGGACAATATAATCAAATTCTGTAAAATCATAAGGAATCTGTTGGTCAGGGTGAAATTTAATTTTTAAATCAGCACGTCTTTTATATCCATTAAAATAATAATAGTTAATTTCTGTATTAGTTGGTTCTGGCGTTAATCCGCTATCGTTGCCGGTTCTTCTTAATCTTGGCGGTTTTAAAATATAAATATCTGTTGTCCCTTCCGAATCTGTTTTTGGATAATATTCTCTACATTTTAAAAAGTCATAATAAACATATTGGACGCTAAACATTTTAACATTAATTGCAGGTTCATTAGAATTATCAAATTCAATAATCGACCCATTCGATGTATAACGGACTCTATAATCCGCACCTCGTAATAATTTCAAGGATTCAAGACGTTCTGCAATCTTGTCTATTGCATTCCAGACTTCTTTAAAACTGTTACGTTTAATAAACATAAATCATTATGATTGTGGGATTACCAAATATAAAAATCTTGACCATTTCGCAAATTCCCATTGAAGCACTTCATTAAATCTTGTTGCATTATTTGAATATTCATATTCACCTTGATGCGCTCTCATTCGCCATCCCCATACATAAAAATCATCATCAGGATCACTCGTTACGCATGAATCTAATTTTGTTACCATACTGTTTATTGGATTCGGCGCAGCATTTGCAATGTGCTCTTTAAAATAATCATGTTTATAAACAATAGATCCGTTTGATGGGGAAAAGTATGTATCTATATTATAGTAATGCAAATGCGTCAAATTAACTGTTACAGTTTTGGATAAAACATAAACTTCTGCGTAATAGTTTTCTTCGCCATTTCTCAATGAATGTAAAACCATTATTGCAATATCTCTAACTTGGGTATTATTATTATTAATAATATCATCTGGCAGACTTGAACCGGTATTTAAAGCGTCCTCAATGGCTCTTCGGAATTTATTGTTTGGGTCATCGCCATTATATATATCCGCTGCTTGCTTAACCAATGGCAATGTCCATATAGACTTTTCAATCATTTCCTTGTTAAATTCCCAACGGATTACTACTTCTTGCTCATTATATTGTCTTGACGCTTCGATAATATACTTAGGCCCATCCTGATAAAGGTTGGCATTAAAACCCTGATTTATTAATTCGCTAAATTTAGAATTTGCGACATATTGTGTTGCACATTCCCAAATCTCTTGATATATCCTTCCCTGTCCTTGTGTAAATTGATAACTGATACTTTTAAGGACTGCCGATTGGTCTATACTAGATATACCTCTTATTACTGGCATAATCAATCCACAATTTTAAATTTTGCTTCTCCTGATGTCAAAAGTTTATTCAGACGTCTAATTTCATTGCGCATATTTGCAACGTCTGTATCCTCCCAAGCCCCAACATGTCCGCCGACCTTTGTTAATCTATCGAAATCGGTTTCCCGTCGTTTGGCTCTTTGTAAATCCAGTTCTCTGATTTGTTTTTGTATAGTCAAAAGATTGAGTTCAGCCTCTTGATGTCGCAATTTATTCAAAATATTACCATTTTCATCCATAGTTGCATTGTATTCTTCTTGTGCTTGGATTAATCGTTTTTGCAATTCAAGCCTTTGTTCTTCTGGGGTTAATAGTTCAAATTTAATTTTCTTTAATTGTTCGCTAATTCTCTTTTCTTCCTCGACATATTTACTGTGCGTTTTGTCATAGAATTCTTTCCATGCCTCATATTCTCTTAATTGTTGGATTTTATTTCTTGCCTCTTCAACATTGGTTGTTGGCTTTACTTCTTCTTTATTTTTTTCTATCCTTGATTCTGCATATTCATTAATTTTCTTTTGAATATCATAATAAAATGAGCCCTTTGGGAATTTAATTAGTCCAAAATTAACTAACCCCTGAATGTAATGATAACTTAAATAATCCAAAAAACCTATTTTACCTTCTTTAAGGGCATTAAAGGCATCTAAATCATTCTTAAGTATTAATTTTGTCTTTTCAAGTAAAGATAGATGCGGATTATAAGTTACATAACTAGCAACTGTTGATATTGCTGTCTTAATCTGAGCAAATATTGTTTTTAATTCTGCAAAAAACTCCTTGTTTCTTTGTATAAAATTCTCATCAATGGCAAGTCCTAATTCTTCAAATTCCCGCTTCAATTTATCAATATCTTCGCTGGCTAAAACAAAAAGTTCTTGCATACCACGACCCGCTACTTCTTGCAAATAAGGTCCAAACTCTTCTTGTCCACCTTTAATATTTTTTAATATCTGGATTCCAATGTCTGATGCTTTTAATTGTCGATTGGTTAATTTATCATATGATATGCCTAATATTTCAAAAGCCGTTACTAATTCTTGATTGCCCTTAACAGCCTCCTCACGACTTTTGCGTATTCTATCGAAAAAGACTGCTAATGTCTCTGCTGATGAATTAGTTTTTTTGGCTATATAGTCCCACATTTGGACATCTTTAATTGGCATTTGTAATCGTGTGGATAAGTCGTAGATACGTTGAGAAGCATCAATAATTTCCCTAAAATTATCCTTGATAAACTCGAAAGTAGCATAACGCCCGACCCAATTACGCAATCTTGTCCCTAATTCATCTGCAATCATTTTTGAAGATGATTTCAATTTTGTCTCGAATTCTGTTGTATCGAGACCTAATTTGGCGGCAAGTTCTGCTACTGTTTTAGCCATCGTCCATCCTGTTTAAGTTTTTTAATAAGTTCTTGACCTTTTTTAAGTGTCTCGTTAAAATCATTCTCATCAAGCATTTCAAGATTGCCTTCCATTGATTGCAGCAATACTACCTCCCAAATACATTCATCCCAAGTCTTGTTCATTACTTCATTTTCTGAATATCCTAAATGCTTTTGAAGGTAGACTTTAACAAACAATTCTTCTGGACACTCAATGGATTTAGTTTCTTCTTCTTCGAATTTATAAAATGGCTTATTGTCCGAATTTAAGTAATCGTAAAAAGTTTTTACTCGTTCTTCAATGGATGGTTCACTCACTCCTAATAATTTATAAATAAATCTAAACAAGGAATAAAGCCTATACCACCGTTTCAAGGTCTTCTTAAATCTTTTCTCATCCTTGATTAATAAGCAGGCTTCATTATAATCATAAGAGCAAATAATGACAGCAAAAAGTAAATCTGTTAGACTTATCCAACCGTCATAAATTAAAAATGGGGATTTTATTATTCTTAATAGATAGCGATGTCCTAATGTTAGGCGTTTAAGTCGCCTACCTAAAATTACTGGCGGATCTTTTGTCCATATCGCCCAGTATTTTTTCATTTCTCATTTTTAACTACGATACATTAGCGGTAATATCATGGTCTTTGAAGGTCTCACATGTTAAATCTATTGTTGCCATGCCCTTATTTGTCCTCGAAAGTCTTGCACGTGTAACAATGAATTTACCTGCATTATAAATTTTAGTAGAGGCATCACCATCCGTTATATTTATCACCGTTCCGGGGTCTGGCAAAAGGTTTTGAAGATTAGTTTTAGCGCCTGTTATTGTGGGGGCAGTATCAGCGTCCACTGGTATTACGGATATTTCAAGAGTTTGCTTAAAATTATATAAGATTTTACCGACAGTTTCACCGTTGTTATCAGTAATATCCTGTTGTTCAGTTTCTATCGAAAGATTTGCTGACTGGGTTTTTGAAGTGGCTTCACTAATAATTACACCAGTAGCAGTAATGCCACCTGTCCCCCAAACAACCGCACAACCTTTTAATGTCGCTGCCATATGTCTATCCTTCTATATATTAGTTTAACTTATTTTTTTATTAACGCAAACTACTTCTGCACGGACAATAGAATTATATCTCCTTTCTCGGATATTTTGCTCGTGTCCAGAAGTAGTTATGCCGAAAATGAATAGATTTAAATCCGCTTGATTAGCAATATCATTCAATTGTGTAATCACAAAGTCATCTGAAATTAATTGGTAAACAAAATCTGCAATGTCCCTGTGTTTATCCAAACTCGTCTGAGTCCCGTCGTATGGGGTATATAAACTGAATTCAATGTTAACCTCATAAATGCCCGTATTATAGATTATTTCATTCGAGCCACGACAATTAATCAACAGAACAGGCGGTTTAATTTCTTCATCATCCAGACCAACGACAACATCAACAGGTATTGACGTATTTTTAAACAACCTATAAAAACATTCTTCAATTTTGCTTAATAGGGTCATTTTTTCAAAACCTGTTCTAAATGTTTATAAATTTCAGCCGTTTCTTCTTGGATGGCTCTTGTCCAAGCCCTTTCAATATAGTTTATTGAGCGACCTTCTGTTGCTGGGAAAAGATAATGCGACCATTTAAATTCGACATTATAATTTGGCACATAAGAATTAGCAGGTATTACTTTGGATTCTCTTTTTGTCCATGAGAAAACTACATAACCACTTGTGGATGAATACCACTTTTTAAATCTAACGATATTATATAATTGCCTTCTCATTGCTAAAAAGGCTGCTTTTAATGTCCCTGAATAAAGTTTTGAATAGTATACAAAGGAGCGGACAGCCTTTGCCATTGCCCTCCCATATAATCCTTTGTTCCCGACTGGTAAATATTTACGTTTTAATGGGTCAGGCTGGTCTATTGCGGATTCTTTTAGATATTTTTTAGGCATATTGCCCGCTTTCAGCCTTTTGTTAATGATAATGGCGGCCAACGGTGCGCCCCGTTCATTAGCAATCCGCATCAAATAATTCTCAACTTCTCTTTGTCTTGCTGGTAAATTCGAAGGCGGCAAGTATGCAAAAGCCCTGCCCAGTGCGTTGTATGCTCGCTGATTTAATACCTGTGCAATATCTTTTTTGCGGGTCTCTACATATTTTTGAATTGCCCGTTCAAACTTTTTTAATTCATCTTTCGGTATTTCACAATAAAGATTCACAATTGTGCTATATCCAGAGTAAATGCTTGGTTGTCAGGTGCATATCTAATGTTTATGACTTTATAAACCTGATTACGGAATTCTATAAGGCTATCAATAGGTGGCGGATTTTCTAATTCTGAGCGTCTGAATTTTAAAGAGAATTTAACCGATGGCCATTGTCCGCCAAAATCTACAAAAGCGCTATCGGATAGCGTCGAAGCAGTTGTTTTGTATTCTATCCCATCTATTATACAAGTTTCATTTCCTAACAACTGCTCCGACGCTTTGCGGCACTGCTCCAATCTTGCGGTTAATCTATTAAACATTACGATGTAGCATTCAATATCTTTACGCCATATCCAGTGCCTTTGGCTACGCCATACAATAATGCCACAGAATACATCAGTTTACCTGCTGTCGGATCATACCAACGCCTGAATTGAACTGGAATTTCAAGATCTGGGACAGTCACATCCAAAACTTCGATTATATTCGGCACATTAGTCGGCTCTGCAATTCTTCGGCTTGCAAACACAATGGCAGATTTATGGAATGCGAATCCAGCCAAATCACCAGCAGCGGTAGGTGCGATAACATTTGTTTCATAAATATCAAAGCCCGTAGTCCTCGGGACAAGACCTTCTGCCTTTTCAGCAAATTGTCCAGGCCATTCTGCCGCAAACAATGTTTTAACAAGACTCGCTTTGAAAGTCGGCGCAAGGAAAACCGCCCGATTATCAATAGGGAATTTGTTAGTCGTCATTGTAGCGGCTATATCGACTAATGCATTACGGCTAAAATTAGCCGCCGTGCTGGATACTGTTAGCGTAAAGTTACCGCTACCATTTATAACTGTAACAATATCGCTTAAAATTTTTGCACCAAGAGCATTAACAGCAGGTTCAATAAACAATTGGTTTAAATCAACTGCTGAACGGCTACGTTCATAATCGGTAAACCCGTATGGATAACCATACATATTATTAAGGTTTACCGTTACAGGCGTCATCGATACATCTTGTGCATTATAACCTGCTGATACATCAACAGCAGTTGGCGTGGTTGGTATTCTTGTAACAACCGAAGACGCCCCAGCGGCAATCTCGTCTGATATATCCGTAAATAATGCCTTAATCGGCAATAATGCAGTCCTTAAATGGGGCAGCGTTGTTATCGCTACATCCTGTAGACTTACACCAGCAATTGTATTCGCCATAATTTCCTCTCCTGTTGGTTAATTTGTTATTTGTCTATTCCAAAATATTGTTTATTTTCCATTAAAAATCTTGTCCTCTCTGTTGGGGATGTAATCTGTTGCATTTTAAGTATTAACTCCGTCCTTTTATCGGAAAAAGAATTGTTTTCAGAAGTCTTAACCACTTCTGCTGCAACCTTTTCAGGTATGCCCGCCTCTGCTACTATTTGGACGGATTTCTTTTCAAGTTCAGCAATTCTTTTATCTTTCTCTTGAATTGAAGCATTTAGTTCAGCAAGTTTGGCGTTTAGTTCAGCAATCTTTTGTTCATACGCCTTAACATTCTCGTTGGCGTCTGTTTGGATTTCCGCCAACTGCTTTTCCAGTTCTTCAATCCTCTGATTAGCCTTTATAATATTAAAAATTTTCATATCTATTATTAATTTATCTAATACCATTATCTTGTCAAATAACTTTGTCAATGACTTCACGAATATCATCCATAAACCCGTCAATGAAACCTTTACCCAAAGCCTCTTGTCCACGATAAACTTGTCCTTCAAGGTCTTCATCTTTTATATCTCTAATATCTTTAACAGCGGTTTTAAATGCTTCGTAATCTGAATCCACAAGTTTCTGAATCATCTGTTTTTCCTCATCGGACAATTCTTTGAAAGGTGCGCCCATAAGTTTGTATTTGCCACGATAAAAAGGTATAATTTTAATTCCTTCCTTTGCAAAATGTTGCGTTAAATCCTGAATTAGCGTATAAACGCCTACACCTCCCACCGTAGCGGTTTCGCTTGCATAAACCGCTGGCATTTGGCTTAATAACCAATACGCAGCACTTGTCGCTGCCCTATCCGTATAACCGATTACGTTTTTAGTATTGCTAATATCTCTTATAAGTTTTGCTAATTCTGGGATTCCCGTAACTTCTCCACCATAAGAATTGACATGGAAAATAACATTCTCGATGTTACTGTCTTCTTTTAAGTCCTTGACAACCTGCCGTAAATTAGAAACATCAACAGCACCCGCTAAACTCTCGATAATATTAGGGCTACACATCAAAACCCCTGACAATCTAACAATGGCAGTATTACCATATTTAATAACGTCATCGTCGTCGCCATCCTCATCATCATCGTATTCTCTTAATAAAGTATAGTTGGTAAGTTCTTCGCCAGTTAAAATATTATCAATGCTGGCAAGAAACTCATCCAACTTGTCTTTCGGCATTGACCATGTTTTTATCATTTTGCGTTCCCTCCTGTTGGTTCTGTTTCATTTGAATTGGCACGTTCAGATTTTGTAATAATTGCAAAGCAGTTTCAGCGCTAATGCCATGTTTGTCAGCAAGTTCTTTTGCGTCCAAGATAACTTTCTCTATTTCTACTTTTCTCTGATTCCTTGTATCTATCCAATTTTTACCATATTTAGCATTGATAGCGGCTTCTGTCGTTAACCCTAATCTTAAAGCGTTTAAGTCCGCTTCTGCATCATAGCCAGCATCAACGGTTAAAAGCGCTGGCATATCAAAATCCCACATAAACCATTCATCATTATTCGGTGGCAATATTCCATTTTTAATTGCAACGGCTATGGCATAACGGACAGCCCGCATGGCTCTTTTTCTTAATGTTTTTTGTCGCCTTTTAATAACTGCTCTTGCTTGGTCTTGGATTAGTCTTGTTGAAGCACCACCGATTCTGGATGGGTCGAGTAAATCAGGAAACCAGTCCAAGGCTAAAATTGCCCGGCGTTCAATGCGATAAATAAAATCGCTCTGATTAGGATGCGGTCTGTTAGAAGTAAATGGCTCTAATGTCTCACCTAATCTTGGATTTAAGTAATATATTTCACCACCAGAAAGATATTCCATCGCAACGCTTGATGGGGTCGAAATGGGTTGTCCGAAAATATCCTCTGTAAAATTCGGTCCCGTTTCTGTCTTTTTAATTAAACCGATAGATGAGTCAAGTTTAAGCGCCCGTTTTAAATATTGGTCGACGTCTTGCAAATCCGCCCAGTCCAGAATTGCAGTTGCTAATTTTGGGACGCCTCTATATTGATTATGCCAAACTGGCTCGAAAAGCAATTGACAATCGAATGTGGATATATAAAAGAACTCATCATTATTAATGCCCTGCAATTGATACCCGATAACTCTGTTTTCATTATTTAATACGCACCCATTAACAAGTCTTTTGCCTTTAAAAATTCCTTGTTTTATCTCTTTTTCATTGTTATTTGTTATAAAAACGCCCGGTAAAATCTTGATTTGTGGATAACCATCATCAGTTTTATAAAGAATCATTAAAGAATCGCCAACAACGTCCAGCGCAATGCTGTCTATCCAAAGATTTGTTGTAAAATCGAATATTTCACCACGCCCGTCACATGTTGAATACCATTGATTTAAAAGCCAATTCTCGGCAACCTCGCCCCATCTCCGATTTGACCCAGTAAAATGCGGACGCCATGCATCGCCTACTGCATAGGTTGCCTTTTGCTGAATAGCGGAAGCAACATTACCTAACTGGCAGAAAAATTGGATAGATAAAGAAACATATTCCCAACGGAATGGGCTTGCCATGTCCTCGATTTTACCCGAAATGTAAAACCGGGGACGGTAATATTGCGATTGTGCTGTTGAAAGTGGCGTTGCATAATATCCTATACCATAGGCTTTGTTGGTTAATCTTAATTCTTCAACAGCCAATCTATTGCCAGTAGGCGATAGTATTTTGTATGGTTGAGTCATACAAAGCGTGGTCTTGTTTTATCCGATGGAATCGTGCCGATTTCTTGTCCGTTGATTTGTGTTATGCCCCTTGCTTTTAATGCAACCAGTATTTGATGGATTCTTTGTCTGGGGCTCATAACTACAAATTCTGCCCCGCTGGAATCACCACTTGAATATGAGGATAAAGTCTTTCCTTGTGCATAATCGTCCTGTGCAATACTCAATTGTTCCAGCAACCAATCGTTAGATTTTCCAACAAATAAATCCATAATTTAATCTAATATACCATATTAGAATTTCAAATACAAAATTTCTCTTCATCCGGTATGACTTTAATTAACCTTGCAAGGCACGCTGCCACAATTTGCATGCAAAAACAGTCCCAAAGATGGTTAGGTCTGTTACTAATTCTTGTCCATTGCCAAACAATTTTACCATCTTTACGGACTAGTTGCTTTTTATGTTCACTATACATATGAGTTTTAAAATGTTCGGATACTTCTGGAGAGACAAAAACCTTATCGCCAGTCTCCATCATTTGACGACGTTTGGCTGCGATGTCCTTTATTGTTGGATTCGACCAGATAATTAATGGGACAAAAATACCTCGTAATTTTTCACGTCTTGGGTCGTCTAATCTTAAACCAAACAATGGGTCAAGTTTTTTAGGCGGATAAGTATAAGGCAACATAATCGTTGCCATCTGATATCTAACTGGGAAGTTTTCTGCGGATGAGCCTTTTAATGCAAACCAACAATAAAATTTCCCATTGATAACCTTGCCATGTAATGCGCATTGTGCAGCAACTTCCGCTTGATTATATCCGCAATCGACAAATACATATTGTGGTTCAACCTCGAATTTCTTTTGTATCTCATCTATTGCTTGCCAAGTGTGGACTTTGTCAGCAAATATAATCCTCATTTCAGAATTTTCTGACCAGTCTGCAACCATTAACCAATACTCATCCCTTTGGACGTCAACGGTTAAGAACCTGTATTTCTTTTTTATTTCTTTGTCGAATGTCGGTATGTGTGAATATTCAACATCAATATGCTGCGGGAATTCGGCTAATCTCTTTTGGATAAATTGTATAACCGGCATTTCATTGCCCTCGTCCCTTGCTTCAATCGCCCAAAGCCATTCTCGGACTATTTCTGGCCACGGATAATCAATTAAATTATTCCAATGGAAAGATAATCTTGTAGGTTTGTAATCAATCGGATTCTTATATTCATATTTACCGTTTAAATTCCAGTAACTCTTTGTTTTGCTTTCATTTACATGCTCATATCCGCAAAGTGGACAAACATATCTTATTGTCTCAAGCGCCCTTTGATAATTAACTTTGCCATGTTCATTTTTTAAATGTTCCCAAACAAGTCCAAATCTGCTGCCATCGTCACGTGTCCCGTTGAAAACAGGATAAAAATGTTTACCGCAACCCATACATTTAACCAGCCATTCTCTAATTGCGCCAGAATTATATTGTCTGTGCCAGTCGTCGCCATCGTTACCTGCTTGGCTTAATACGATTAATTTTGAAGACTCTTCCCGAATATAGTCACCTAACCTTGTTTTTGCCTCTTCTATCCTGCCCGGGTATTTATCGGCTATAACCCAAGCCTCATCAATGATAACGTATTTAAATGAACGGGTCTGCAATTTGGATATTGACGGTCCGGTTATTATCAATGGCAAACCAGTAGAAAAGATAACTTCTGTTGTCCGTATTTTGTATTTATCACTTGGTAGAATAGATTTAATGTATGGGCTCGAAAACAGAATTGGCATTATACGCAATTCTGCATGGCTGGCTGCCATCTCATCCGTTTGCATTACATAAAGAATAGCGGCATTGTCAAATTCTATCGCCCAGGGGACTGTAATATCAGCAATTAAAGTTTTTCCTGAACGTGGCGGTGCTAAAATGTTAATTTCTCTAATTTTCTCATCAGCAATGGCATCGAAAATCTCAATAAAATGCCGTGATATGTTGACATCAAAAATCTCGCCCTTAGTAATGACGGCAGGCATCCTGATATTGTCTTTTGCCCAATCATAAATCTTTTGGCGTTTGCGTATCAGGAATGCTTGCCGTATTATCTCCTGCAACGTTTGTTTTCTCTGTCCATCTTTGGATTTCATCAAAGATTTCCTCGTAAAGAATTCTGCCAAATTCTCTTGCTTCAGCAACGTTCAGTCCAGCAACCGCTGCCGGGTATTCATTAATTAATTTATTCTGCAAAAGCATTTTAAGCCTGCTTGCGAATTCATTAACATATTTTTGGACTTCAACAATTTCTATTAATTTTTGTTCTTCAACATCGTTTAATCTTTTAAGTTTTCGCCAGTTTTCATAAAGTATTTTCGCTTTCAGTTTCTTTTCTATGCTGGCAAACTCATCAACCGCAGGTTTGATTGCTTCGATTACTTGCTCTTTCGGATATAAATCTGGAGGGTATAAACCAGCATCAACCAGACGCTTCTTGATGGTTTTACGGTCCATACCAGTGGCGTCGGCTAATGCGGTCAGTGTCAGCCTTTGTTCTGGACTCTTTTTAAGTTTTTCGAAGATATTGCTCATTGATTCTTCAGTTTGTTGAGCAATGTTCTCCCATCATGGAATCGGCTGTTCTTATCGTATCCGCATATTGACAGAAACTCGTCTGCTTGGCTGCGATTTTCAAAGACAAGGACAACGTAAAATTCTGAATCGTCAATCTCATCTTGTTTCTTTCGCCATTCAAGATATTTGTTTTGCGTTCTTTCTAATTTGTCCATTTCGCCGTCCATTGTGTCCTGCGGTGTCTCGTCTGTTTCTTCTTCATCGTCTTCTTGTTCTTCTTTAAAGAGTTCTTTTATTTCGGGAAATGGCAACAATGCTTTTATTTCTTCATCATTAAATCCGATTGATTCAACATCTTTTATCTCGATAACCAAATCTTTTAGTTTCTCAATATCCCAATCGCCCTGAACAAGCGTATTGTTTAAAATGATATTGATTTTCTTTTCGGTTACCTCGTCAACGTCAACGGCCGCAACGGTTAAATCGTAATCTTCGCCTTTACCTAAATCATCCAAAATTTTAAGGCGCTGATGTCCACCGATAAGGTTGCCAGTCCTTTTATTCCAAACAAGCGGTTCAACTAATCCATATTCTTTAATACTCTTGCGCAGTTTTTGTTCTTCATCTTCTGACAAAGTGCGTGGGTTATATGGTGCTTCTTTAATTTGTGAGCGTTTAACTTTTATTATTTCAAATCGTTCAATGTTTTTCATATAACATCCTTGCTCTTAAAATTACTGCATCAATAAATGGAAAATGCTGCCTGATTTTCTCATAATCTTGTGGAAATTTCTCGTAAATCCTTAAAAGTATGTCTGGCAAGAAAGAACTAAAAGAAAAACCTAAAAACTTTGATTCAATTGATATCGGTATTTTGTTAACTTTTAAATAGGCTAAAACCTGCTGTTTAGTCCAGTTCATTATAGGAAAACAACGCCGAGATTTAAGGACAATACCATCGCAACCTTTGAGCATTGCATATCTTCGCCATCCTTCCCCGATTCTATGTCCATAAGCCACCCATTTAATTCCAGTCTCTTGACGTAAAGCGTCTTCTAATTCCGTCATCTTTAAAAACGGCGTTTGTCGGTCCGAAACCCAGCGATATTTATGATACCGCAATAACAATGAAAGAGCCACATGCGGTTGTCTAATAACTTTCAAACCGTAGTGGCTTTCGACAAGTTTTAAATATTCCTCTTGAAAACTTAAATCGGGGACTAAATACAAAAAGAACGGCTGGATTCTCTTGAATCTGCCGCTCTTTACCAGCAAATCTAACAAAACAGCCGAGTCCTTGCCGCCAGAAATGCCGACCAGCAAAGAATCGGTTAATTCCCAAATCGGTAGGATGTCTAAATCAATGGGCGACCCTACCACCGCTGTATTTCCACCGGCGCAAACCGTCGTTACCAATGTATGTCCACTTTTCGATTATCCTTTTTCTTTCAGCGCCTTTTGCTTTTGGGAAACGTCGCTGAACCTTTTTCAGAGTCGATAATTCTTTTGGTGTCGCCATAAGTCAAAACTATCTCCTTTTAGGTTTATTTATCCTACTCCCAGATTTTGCCCCCGCCTTCTTTTCTTTGTCACAAGACGGGCGGCAAGCCTCAACGACCTGCGGCACAGGTTTAATCTCGACACTTTTAACATCATCAGCCATATACTTAACTTTAATTACTTTAACGTTAAAGTCAAGTAATGTATCATTTTTGGACATTTTTAGATGGGGAACGCTAAAATGTCTTGTGCGTGGAAACGAAAGGCACTCGACGGGTTAACCGCTTTCCGCTTTCTTTTAATAGATTCCTTTGCGCATTTGAGTTATAGGCGCACTTTACCGGCGGCGAGATATAACATAGCGGGGCTTTAAAAACCTCGCCTATAAACGAATCTTTAACGTTAAAGTAGTGTATTCTCATTTTTGCGAATTATTCAAGAAAGGCAACCTTGACCTCATAAGCACCATCTTCAAGCCTTTTGACCAGTTCGGTTCTGACTTTCCGACCTGTAAGCGCTGCGTAACGGTTGGGGTAGGTCCGAGACGGCACAACCAACCTAACGACCTTACCGGCTGGCGTGGACCGGAAAAGTTCAACCCAACCGCGATTGGTTTTGAAATCAGAGTCCGAGATGTCCCGGACCTCTTTAATCAACCCTTTCGACCTTAAATCTTTTAAAACATCTTTCATACTACCGTTAAAATGTTCGATGAAGTTAAGAAGTTCAATTAAAACCTTTGCAATTTTTTTCAACCTTACAACGTTTAGAAAAAACCAACCCACTTTAATCACTAGCTGTATGGGTTCTTCTATAGTCTATTACCCTATATATGTGCATGTGTAGTCTAGTACCGCCCTTCACTAGCCTTTGGATGTATTCTAGAGATAATATAGTCTCTAGCCTTTAGATGTATGTGGGTTTTCTTTTCTCTTTTTCTTTTGGTTCTTTTCTTTTTCTCTTTCTTTTGTTGAAGTTCTCATAATCTGGATGTCGTTGGTTCGAGTCCAGCCCCGCTACTTTCGCACAATGTTAAGAGTTATATTTAATTGCTCGTATAATCAATCTTTTTAAGTGCGCTGGTATATCCATACTGGTCGACCGATAAAAATGCATTATACGCCAATCTGTAACGTTAAAGGAGGATATTAAAAAGTGAAGTTAATAAGGTTTGTCCTTTTTCTTTTCATCGCCAAGTTTCCAAACAAATTTAATAAACCTAACTAACAGCGCCAGAATTATCAGGAAGAACAATATCGGCGTTGCAACAATCACAAACAAAATGTATAATGCGATTAATATATCCATATTATTCAGAGATTTAATAACTTTTTCTTTTGTTTTCTGATTTCATTTAAAAATCTTTCCCAATTAACTCCCGGTTTATCTTCTACATCTATGTCCCAAACAACGCTTTCCATTCCCGGCTCATAAATAACAGTCATTGCTTTGTAATCTAACTTTATAAAATCTTTATAAAAACAATAATAAAAATCTTTGGACAATTCTCCGATTAAATGCACTTTTGAATGTGTTTTGTCCTTTAATTTCGATTGCCAACTGTCAAATATTTTTTTCATCTCAGATGTAATAGCCTTTATAATTTTTTTGGATGGTCTCAATTTTTTCATAATTAAAGCAATATTAATTGTTTTGTAGTTTTTTCCAGTCGTTCATTCGCAATCTGGACATACTTTTCATCTTTTTCAATCGCAATAAAATTTCTTTTCAATTCAGCAGCCGCAACAGCAACAGTTCCAGAGCCTACAAAGGGATCAAGCACAACATCGCCTTCATTAGAACTAGCTCGGATAAATCGACTGATTAATTCTTTCGGTTTCTCACATGGATGGTCTGTCTCGCCAAAAATGGACTTGTTTGGTATAATCATATAATTTGCCATTTCTTTCTGGGACATAAAGTTTTTAATTCTGTCATCGCCTTTGCTACCTACCCAAATTAATTCTGTTGCTGAAAGCCAATTAGTAGTCCTGAACTTCGGGGTAGGATTTGATTTTACCCAAACATAAATTGTCCTTGTATTTAAATTATATTTTGGACCTAGTATCTCACTAATTAAACCTATCCTTGCATTATTGAAAAAGACATATAACCATGCTCCCCTTTTAATCACTCTAACGCACTCTTTAAACCAAGATTCTGTAAAATCATTGAATTCTTTGTCGTCATCAAAATAATCCCATTCGCCATAGTCCAAAGTTATTGGTTTTCTGTCGGACCGCATTAAACATCTTCCTTTCTGGCTAACTCCGAAAGGCGGATCAGTAACTAATAAATCGACGGACTCATCAGGTATCTGTTTCAAAATTTCTAAACAATCCCCATGAATAATTTTGTTAAGAAAATCGTCTAAATTATTCATTTGTCCCTTTCCCTTTCAATCTCTTCAATCTTTTTGTCCAACCAATTCATGATACAAAATAATATAAAAAGTATCAATTGCCCCAACCATAATAATCCGAACAATTTAAGGATTTCAATGCAATCTTGGGTTTCTTTGCACATAATAAGACCCTTTTTATTTATTATTTAATTTTTGAATATCTTTTATAATCTCATCTTGATATTTTGCTAATGATTTTGCAAATTCTTTTAATTTTTTCTCAAAACCATACCTTAATATTAAATGAATCTCTGGTTCTTTATATTCATCCCAAAAATTATATCTTATATAGTTTTTATCATCTTCATAATGAATTTCAAGACATCCATAATGTAATGATAACCATAAGTTTCCATCGTAATCTCTAAAAAAATCATACCTTTTCTCATCCTCAATATAACTAATTATGTCCTGTATTATTTCACCTATTCTTATAATATCATCTTGTTTTTCTGTATTCATATAACCTTTTATTTATTATTTAAGTTTTGAATGTCTTTTATAATCTGTTCTTGATATTTTATTAAAGATTCAGTAAAATCTTTTAATTTTTCTATACAATCCGATGATA